AGGTTACAGGTAGTATTGGTAGTGTAACAGTGAGTGTAGCATGAGTTTTACATTAACCACATTGACAGCTTCGATTCAAGAATGGACAGAAAACGATGAGGCTACGTTTGTAGCAGAAATACCTTTTTTTATTCAGAACGCAGAAGAACGAATTTTAAAATCTGTAGATCTAGAATATTTTAGGAAAAACGTAACAGGGGTGATGACAAGTGGTAATAAATTTTTACAGAAACCGTCTGATTGGTTAGCAAACTTTTCTTTATCTTTTGTAAACTCAAGTAGTGAAAACGTATTTTTGTTACAAAAAGATGTTAATTATCTACAAGAATTTCATCCTAACCCAAGCAGCACTGGTACACCCAGGTTTTACGCTTCTTTTGATGTTAATAATTTTATTATAGCACCTACGCCTAATAGTAATTTTAATGTTGAAGTTCATTATTATTACAGACCAGCGTCATTGACTACAGATGATTCTGGTTCAACTTGGATTAGCACAAACGCTCCGGATGCCTTATTATATGCAAGTTTAGTGGAGGCTTATACTTTCATGAAGGGTGAGAATGATTTAATTAAATTATACAATGACAGATATACAGAAGCTTTCACAAGACTTAAACTTTATGGGGAAGCTGTTGAGAACACTGATGCTTTTAGAAAGGGTTTAGTAAGCTACCCTAAGTCTTGACCTTTATAAGATATTATGTATAGTATCTTATATGAAGAATAAAAGTATAGCAATAGTTGCTTTAGGCAACAGTTTTAATGAATACATTTTAGCAAAAATTAGAAGTGAAAAGTTTGATGAGGTATACGCTATTAATTCAATGTCTGGTGTAATTTATCACGACAAATGTTTTATGATGGACCCGCCTTCAAGATTTCTTGATACTCCTAATGCTGGTAAACAAACCAATATTATGCAAGAAAGATTAACAAAAAAAATGGATATACCTATTTTCTCTTGCACTGTAGATAAAAGATGTCCTGATGTAATAGAGTTTCCTTTACAAGAGGTTATACATAAAAGTGGTTATGCTTATTTTAATAACACGGTCTCTTATGCAATTGCTTATGCAATTGTACAAGATATCACAGATTTGCATTTATACGGGATAGATTTTACACATAAAGATGTTGCTTTTGCAGAAGCTGGCAGAGCTTGTTGCGAGTTTTGGTTAGCCATAGCTTTAGCAAAAAAAATTAAAATACATATAGCTCATAGCTCATCTTTACTGGACATGAATGTACCTGAAGATCAAAAACTATACGGATACCATAGATTAGACGATCCACTTGTATCAACATCAACAAACGGAAATATGTTAATAACAAAAAAATCGAAACTAGAACCCCCAGAACCATTAGATTCAAAGCCTAATCTTATTGGAAGAGAGGATATACCCGGTATTAGCTATGAGGAGAAAAAAAATGTTTAATGTAAGCTTTTCGGAAATAGGAAGTGTGAATGTTAAAACCTCTCATCAAGGAGGATTAACAAATGAACAGATAGCTGATCTTGCTGTTGACAAGATTGCAAGTGTATCTGATCAAGCACCGCCTCACGTTAGACAACAAGCAAAATTATTTAAAGAGCAACTAAAAGGAATTATGTATCATTATATTATCTTGGCAAGAAAGGAAGAGCGTGCTAATATTATTCAAGCCTTGCGATCAAGTGGTCAAAAGGAAACGGCTGAATATATAAGGAGACTCTGATATGGCTATAACTCAAGCGATGTGTACTGCATTTAAAAAAGAGTTAATGTTAGGTACACACAATTTTGCCACTAATGGCAATGCGTTTAAACTCGCACTTTATGCAGAAGGTGGTGGTGGTAAATCATCAACAACTGCGACATTAGGTGCGGCAACAACTGCTTTTACAACAACTGGCGAAATAGCAAATAGTGGTTCATACACATCTGGTGGTGGAGCTTTAACAAAAGTTGCTCC